CTGGTTGCGCTCCTGGGTCAGAATACTATTACCAAAAGCTTCTAAACGATCCGCCAAATAGGAATGAACACCTAATTGGAGGCAAACGTTCAGAGCTGGTTCGATGGCTATTGTGCGTAACGTGCGTGCGTCCTTTGGGACGAACGTAAATCTGTTACCATGAGCTGCGACATAGGGAACAATTGCGATACCGGTTTCGTCACTAGGTCTACAATGAAGTAGACACCAGTGTGGAGACGACTCAACCAACATACGGGCATAAGGAAGCGCTCGTATAGTAGTACATAAGTCGGTGTCCCCCAGTTTAAACGGGAGACTAACACGGTAACGATTTTGTGTACCTATTGCTACACCGCTGCCAGGATATGACCTACCAATTAACTCGGTGAGTCGTGCTTCGTCGAAACGACCAAGTACCTGACGGATATACTGTTTAGCTCTAGAAAGAGCTACTCGCACAGAAGGTGGCATTCTATTCGGATATAATCCGAGAAAATGTCGTAGCTTCTTGTTGGTTCTTTTACAACGTGCCTCTGACTCCCAAAAGGAATCTAAAGCTCGTTGCTTTCTACTGGCATTACTACCAGCGAAAGGAACTTTTGAAAGCAGTGAAACAAATTGCTTTCGGCGAAAGTATATCTCTGGCGTCCCGAACTCAGGACGCGTAAACCAGTCAGACATCTTCTTAGCTCGCGCAAACTCCAAGTCAGAAATTGACTTGAGAATAAGCTGCGCTTGAATGAGATCAGTAGTGTCGTGTAGGTTGGATGTAGCGAACAGCTCTGCTGTCTTTATAAGACAACAGTCCAACTTCGAGTTAAGTCTACTCTTATGTTCCATAACAACTCCGTTTATGAAATGAAGCGGGATTGAGGTTGCGGTAACAATTAACCGATAACGGTCAATTAACTACTTGGCAACGTACCTTTCTTAGCACCGTCCTTAAAGGCATCAGTGCGGATCAAGGTAGCAGCGTATTCAAGGGCACTGTCGAGCAAAGCTTCTGGTTGATCCAGAGGCCAACGCACGGAAATGTCCACGATGATGCTGCCTGCAGAGACTGAACAACAACCTTCTTCAGCCGTACGACTCGCAAAATTAACCTTGAGAGCATTACGGCCCACGCCCGGAACCCCATTCTTTTGGGGCGACGGAGCTTGGACGAGGAAGTCAACCAGACGTGGTTCTAACCGCGTATGAGTTGGGGCTGTGTAGCTGGCTTTATTGCCGGCACTAAGGCCAGCAGGAGTCAGCGTTGTCGCAGTACCACCAGAAATGGTGGGAGAAATATTGATAATCATATCAATTTGTCCTAGTTAGTGATTCGACCAGCGGCTCGGGTGCCCACAACAATGAGGGCAGCTAAGTCGGTGAACCGTTTCAAGTTAAGCCGAAGGTTAAAACTCGGCAAGATTCCCGCGCCATGTCGCACACGAGAGTAAGTTTTGACGTCCCGCTGAGTTGCGTCTGTATTAGTAAACAAACCGGATTGTGCCAAGTGGTAGTCGATAGTATAACTATGACGCCACGTGTAATTATCCTTAATGCTTACCATACTGCCCAACACTTCCACACCGCTAAATGGGCTCCAGGCTTTTAGCCAGGAACTCACGTCAACGGCCCAGTCAATCAGAAATGAGAACTTAGTAAGTTCCCACGCTGTAATGATTGGATCAAACTGAACACGTTTTGCACTAGAAGTAATGCGAACGTAGGCGCTACCACGGTAGGTTCTTGTACCAGTCCAAATATCACTATAGTTAATAGTTCTATTTGCATCTAGAACGAGACTCCCCGTTGTAGCATTGTTCAGAGAGGTAGTAACGGATGATTTTCCCTTATGGATCGTACCAACTGCGTAGCGTTTCTCGAACGATTTAATCGCATCTTGAATTGCATACACATTTGGCATTACTCCATATCGGTACTCAAGCCACAACGACGCTAGATCACGCGCCGTCTTCTTCTTTGCACGATACCTACGTATCGATTCCTTGATGTCGCGACGAATTGCATAGAGATTTCTTCTATACAATAACCGGCTCATAGATCGGAACCAGGATATGAATTTCGCAATTCTCATCCAGTTCTTCTTTATAAGATCGGCTGTCTCGTGTAATTCT